ACTGTCATATTTTTGTCTTGACCAAGATAATGTCCCTAGGGCACCAGAATATGCCTATTTACTTGATTTTCCCTACTGGTACATAGTTTTGCCAAGACGTTCCAACATCTTGTTTTAGATTGACAAACTCCTCATACTGGCTGGTTGTTTGATTATCTCCGCCCTGACAAAACCACTGAAGATATGCATATCTGGTTCCAGATTCAATCTCCTCAACCTCATGACAACCAGCAAATGATGATGGGTAAATAATTATTGAAAGTTTTTTGCTACAAACGGTAATCCCCCAGGGCCTAAACCTTAGGTTTCCCCCAATAAAATCATCATTCAAAAACACACCTGAAGTTAAAGTATTGAATAATGCAAACTGATTTATGGCAATACCGTTTTCATCATACGGCAGAGCATTGTCTGAATGCGGCCCAATGCTTTGCCCTTTTTCGTACTTGATTAAATATCCGTTGGTTTTCCACTTAACAGAGTCAACCACACACGGGAAAAGCTTGCAGTACTCAACAAGGCATCGGTATAAAGCTGCATTCATTTTATTTATGAATAACCTGTCGGTTTCTGGCATTCCATCATAGATTAAATTCATGAATCTACTTGGCGAAGGGTTATCTGATTTATCAAATTTGTACCCACCGTCGTTTTCAACTTCGGTTTCAGATACTTGTCTATAATTTTGATTGGGTGTGTGGTTCTCTGAATTTGCTATAAATGATGCAATTTCGCTATCGGTTGCCTCAATTGCTCCAGAAAACAAAACAACTCCGTTGCCTAAGTGTGTGACATCCATCAGTTCATGCTCTCAACTAGTTTCCATGCGATGGAGTCTTTGCCTACATTTACTGACTTTAAGTAGTCCATGAAATCAGCGCGCAATGTTGGCATGTAAACATTTGTTGCAGTCTTCGATAATTCTGAATCAACAATAGGGTCAACTATGTGCTCGTTTACTTCTTTATTTGGGCTGCCATGTGAATACCAACCAAGATACGTGTATCTGCTGCCGTTTGTTGTTGGCTTTACTTCGTGAGCGGCCATATAGTTGGACGGGAACATGAGTATGTCTCCAACCGAGGGTTCGTAATCAATATCTAGATAATTAAAATAATGATGCCCACCTTCAAAATTGTCGTTTAGATAGACGATGCAAGAAATTGTATTTCTTGTTGCTAGCTGGTCGGATGGGTGGGGATACCCATATGAGTAGTCTGCGCTTGTATCTGAATGAGAGCCTAGAAATTCTCCACCATATTCTGTCGAATAAGAAACAAGATGCCCTTTAACCTTCCACCAAACATTCTTGTATGCAAGTGGAAACATTGCAAAGTATTTTAATAAATACTTATCTTTTGATGATTCAAGAAAATCAAGAAATTCACGTACATCCGGCCTGTCTGTTCTCTGTATTTGAGAGCCCCTTCTGGGCATTTTGTTTACGCCATCAGCATCAAATATGTATCCACTTTTATTCAAGAACGCCGGTTTGCCTGTTTCTGGGTTAATAGTAGGTGTGTACATTTCTGCGCGCTCTTTGCTTATTTGCTCTTCAGAAAAATCAACAACCCATTTAGAGTCAAACTCTAAAGCGCCCCTAAAAACAACCACCCCTCCACCTAGGTGTTCGGCGTCAACATTTTTATATAGAGCGTCCACGTGTGTATAATAACACCATGGAACATCTTGAAATAACTAATGATTTAGCCAACAGGGAAGACATGGGTTTCTACATGTGGGCGGATGTAACCCTCCCAAGATTGATTGAGGACAAGTACTACACAAAGGGAAGAACTGGCGCGGAAGCACTGGTTGCATTTTGGACCGATGTTGCAGATGGGAAATTAACAGAATTCATGAAAGAGATTGAAGCACCAGAAGAGCTTGGAGTCTGCCATGGGGCCAGTACTCTTGCAAAGCACTTTTTCCAAGCAGGGAAAATCTACTTAGTTAGGGAATAACTAATAGCCCTTGTGGTCGTCTGCTCTGTTTCTATAAGCAGACAGTTCACACGGTATGTTTTTACCATATTTTCTATTTAGGAAGTTCCCAAAATCCTCAATAATTGTTTCCATCCACCATTGCCCGCCAGATTGGTATTGACCATTTGAAATCATTGGTGAAATACCACTATCGGTTGTTCCTGTTCCTTGAGCAAACCAAGAAAGATATGAATATCTTGACCCACTTGTAACCTGGTGTATTTCATGAGCTCCAAGATAATTGGCTGGCATCAGAAGTATTGAACCAGTTTTTGGTTTAATGTCGATGTCAAAATAAGGGATTGTCATATTTCCACCAGAGAATGCATAGGGAACATCATCTTCGGTGCAGTCATTGAAATACACCAGAGCAGATAGCACATTCCGCGTCGCATGTTCTTTTTGAGGTGCAGCTCCGTATCTGTAGTTAACATCGTTATCACAGTGGAAACCCAAATTTGCACCTTTGTCATAACAAAGAACGTGCCCGCCACTTCTCCACCACAGGCACTGAAGGATTGCAGGAAATATTTCTATGTAGTTAAGTAATGCTTCGTAGACTGCTTCATCACATTTTTGAAAAAATGGATGTTCTAGTTCTTGAATCCTGACAGGAGATGCATGCATTGATTCTATTGAGTAAATAAACCCACCCTTGTTCACGGCATGGATTGGTTCACCGTCCTCACCATAGACAATGTCAAAGTTCTCTGCTCTCCACCTGTCTTTTTCTTTTTCAAGATAAGAAATTAAAGATTCTTGAGGAACATCTATTGCATTTTCAAATAGAACGGTTCCGCCTCCAAGATTTACTGGATTCATGGGATATCTAAAGCAATTTTTATTGAAGACTTTATAGTGTCATGAGAATCAAGTGTTTCTGATTCGTCGGCAAGGGGAGATGATGAGAACCTAAATCTCATCAATGTCCTTCCATTCTTGCCAATAACAAATTTTTCATAATTTGAAGGGACTCGATTGATTGTTTCATTTGCAAGACTCTGACCCGCTTGAGCTTCATGGCTCATGTCGGCCATCGTATCGTTGAATCGCCGTTTTGTGTTTCCTTTTACAAAAGTAAATACCTGATGTTCGTTGGCACCATTAACTTCAATTTTTTCAGATATTGGAAAAGTCACAAATGGATAATTGTCCTTAATAAATTTGTTGATTTCTTCATTCCCTAGTGGCTCCATGCCGTGAAATTGATTGCATGGAAATCCAACAACTGAAAAATTATCAAACATTTCGTGCAGCTGCTGGAGTTCCCACATCTTTTGAGATGTTCTGGCGTAAGACCAAAGCTTTGAGCACTTTGGTTCGTATCCTGCTTTAGTTGCTATGTTTACAAAAAGACATACCTTGCCCTTAAGGCTTGACAACATGTCTTCTTTTCCGTCAATTGATTTTATGCTGATGTCATAAACAGATTCCATTAGTACTTAAATCCTTCAAATTCAACGATAATGTGCTCACCAACAAATGCCTTACCAAATATTTTGTTTTCATCTATAGATGCTTCTAATGACACCGAGGTTTCCATTGGTGCAATTATATTGAACCTACCTACAAATAAATTGTCATTGTATTCAAAGTCCTTTGATATTGAACTACCACGTGAAGCAGATGTGGTCGCAGCATCTCGGTATTCGGATATTTCAGCTGTATCACCAATTATTTCAAGGGTGTAAAACTCAACCCCAAACGGTGTTGAAACATTAAGTTTGTACTTATCTGGGAATTTATACTGCGGTTCCTCGTAATGGAACGAACCATTTGATATTGCCTTTGGAGGGCAATCCTTGTGCCACAAGTTTATTACCAAGACACTTCTTTTACCAGAAATCACTGGAGTTGTTCCGTGTACTGTATGTCCAGCATCAAACATGACCAACCTATTTGGGGTACATGCAATTCTTTCGCGTTCCTCTATCGGTGATAAATGTATTCCCTCAAGGCCGTCCTGTGTCCCATTGGGGACAACGGTTTTATGTATCTCAAGAAATCCGCCTTCAACACCGGTATTGATATGTGGGTAGTACACAGAACCCCAATGCGGCCCATTGAGTATTTTTGTTTCTGCATACTCAAATGTGTCCTCATCCATGTGCGGAGGCAAATTTTGTCCAACCTCAAATGTTCTTGCCCAATACTCAAATCCAACCACATCTTTTTCGCTGCATGGCATGTTTGGCTTCCAGATTGCCTCAATAATCATCTTTGCTGTTGTGTCCGCCCTGCTTTTCCACCAACCATCCCAGAACATGTAAGGCGCGAACACTTTTGCCCCTGGTTCGTGGTATTGGTTTAACCGAGACCCGATTCCTTCTTCAAAACCCATTGATTCTGGAAATAGCTTCTTATCGTTCTTTATCAAAGATAGGAGATTCTCGTCTTTTATGTAATTATCAATAACAAGCATGGCTAGACAGCATTTCCAGAATAGTCAACCTTGTAATAAGAATTCCAATCTTCTTTTTGGACAGGGTTTTTCTTGATAATTGTAAAACCATAATAAAGAGGAACATGATACATATTGCAGTCAGCTCTACTCTTCACATCCTCGTGAAACTCCCAAATCCCAGATGCATGTGTGTTTTCAGCATATAAGAAATTGGCATCCGATACATTTTGCAAAACCAGCACACCTCCAGGGGATAGCAGATTTAGCCATTCGTCAGCGCTAATCAACTGATTTTCCACGTCCATATTCCATAGAGTTATGTAATCAAATTTTCCTGTTGATTTCTCTAGCTCTATCAAATCAATTGCTTCGTAACTGAAATCATTGAATGTTCCATATGTTGGCTTCATGAACTTCTCAAAAAGAAGAAGATGCTTGTTGTTTATTGCAGTTACTTTTGACCCAAATCTTTTTTGTGTGTCATAAATTCTGTTGCACTCCATGTCAAGACTTGATACAAGTATTGATTTTGGGGTTATTAGACTAAACAACATTTCCTGGAAGACAACTGGTATCCACATTGATGTTTCTGTTTTTTCTGGAGGATTGACAAATGGAAACCAACCACCTATTTCGAGGTCGCCTCCTCCAACAGCAATAATTCGTGGGTCGGCTTTTGCTTCTTTAAAAATGAAATCAACTATTTCTTTAGCGCATTCGCGAGATACATCTTTTAAGAATTCATGTTTATCAACAGATGATGCAGAAGTCTTGGAAAACTCTACAGTTCTGTCTCCGTCAAACTTTTCAATCTTTTTCATTTTCAACCATGTATTCTGCAATATGCCTGTTGTGATAGAACCTTCTAGCCATTCTGCTTAAGATTAAGTTTTGCTTTTTGACAAATTCATCCGATGCAATATATGTCTTGGTTCCTTCGCCGCGAGTGGTTAATTCACCTTTGTACCTATGCGTGTCTCTGATTGTATTGATTGCTTCGTCAATTGATGCGTTTTCTACTTCTTCGTCAGTGAATCCCAATATGTACAAAACAGACATGAAACCAATATTGTTGTACCTGAAATCATTAGACGGGTTGTATTTATTCATCTTCATCTCCGTCTACAAACTGAGAATAGAATAAGCAATCAAGGGTTCCGTTGCCGCCACTAATTATCCATGAACCCGAGTTCTCATCCCAGGTTAGTATCTCATTATTAATGGCTTCTATGTCGGTTGGCTCAGAACCCAGTAGCTTGTTTTCATTTGGAGTTTCATTGGGCATTTTTCAATTTCTCCAAGCTTTTTATTTCAGACAAAAGACAGTTATACGAGTGGTAAGGCAATTCCGAAGGGTCAAATGGATTTTTTGAATTTGAGTCAATTTCACTTGGATTTACACCAAATATCATTGACAGCGTCTCCACTGAACGCTCAAGAAAAATGATTGCCTTCTTTTTGGCGAGCAATTTATCGTTATTGTCCATTATTAGGCTCCTTAAGCTTTGGGAGTCCGGTAGTCGTTGGTCCAATCCTAACACCATCCGCATCAAGACCAGTCCTTATCCCCTTTGTCCAAGTCCACGGCTTTTCTTGATTGTTCTTCATTTTCAAGTCACCGTATTTTTGGCGTGAATCCATAAGTTGCTTGTCGTCCCACAAATTCTTTACTTCAAATTCAACATTTTCCAGAATGGTGCTGTCAAACATTGTGAAGAACATAAATGGCATGCCTTTTGGGAATACTGTTCTACCTGTTTTTGTTAATTTCCAATTCATCTGAAACTCATCTGGCCACCAGCTGCTTGGGATTATTGCAGACAGCGGAACAGCTCCATCTAGAACATAATTTGGAGAGCCGCTAATAAATGTTTCATATCCAGGCTCGGTTCCAAAAATCCAACCAGTTGAAAATGAAACCATTCCTATGATTCCGCCATACGCAATATCTCGACCTTCAAACCGTCCACCCTCAATAATCGTCGCATTTGTGTTTCCACCATCCCACTCAACAACTACATCATGGGGCAAAATTAGCTCCCATCCATAAACATTTGCAAAGGTCATAGGGAGACACTGGTAGGCGTGTTTCTTGTATGTTTCATCCATCCAGTCTCGCTGAATTCTTGATTGTTTGATTTCAACGGTTTTTGGCGTTGTTTTTGTCAATGTAAATTTTGGCATCGCAAATCCATTCAATTAGTCTTTTCGGAATATAAAACTGGTCATGTAATAACGTATTGCATCTTTATTGAAGGCTGAAACAAAATGGCTGATATTACCGCTGTGTATCACCAGTTTTCCCGGTTTTGGTTTTATTGCAAGGTTCTGTTCTGGATACACTAAATATCCGCCAATAAAACTATCATTCAGATAAAGAATCGTTGAGAATTTAATATCTGCATTCCCTTCAGAATCAGCATGTAGGTCAAGGCCATTTCCGTGAAGCGCTCTTTGTACTGCATTAAAACGCCTAACCTGATACGTTTCAGAGTCAAATAGCGATTGAATTCTTTCGTAAACAGAATTGAGCAATTCGTTATCCTCAAAGCAGTGTTCGGTTATTTCTGGTCTGTCCCCTACCCAGTCTTTGCCACTTTTTTCCATGTACTCAATCAACACGCGACAGTATTCCTCACTTATGAAATTGTCTATTTCAAGGATTCCTTCAAGCCCATTGATGTGCACTAAAAAATACTACATCTGGTAGAGTTCTAGTTCAAACAAGGAGAATCAGTGTACTGGAACGGCCCTGGCAGCGAATTGCCTAAAAGCATTGAATATGGGGAATCGTGCTCAATGGAGGGCCAAGACCTATGGGTACTAAATCTGCTGTCTGGCAAGATAGGTGGAACCTACGTTGAGATTGGTGGTGGGCATCCTCGATTGGGAAACAATACTTTTTTGCTTGAGAGTTCATTTGGGTGGACTGGAGTATCTATTGAAATAGATGCAGATATGGCACAAACGTACAACAAACAAAGAACAAATCCATGCATTAATGCAGATGCGATAGGTTTTGATTATTGGTCGTATTTTGCAAATAATCACTTCCCAAAGCAAATTGACTACCTACAAATTGATATTGACGACAAACCAGCAAATGCAAACCTTCTTGGGCTTATAGCCCTTCCGCTAGCAGAGTATAGATTTTCTGTTTTAACAATCGAGCATGGTTGCGTTACCAATTATAAAAACTCGCAGCTTCGGAACGCTCAAAGAATGATTCTTGACTCATTTGGATACAGGCTTGTTGTGCAAGGCGTAAACGAGGACTGGTGGATTGACGAATCAGTCGTTCCGTACGAAAAGTACGGGTACCAGTTCAGGATTGATTGAGCATTTAAAATTAATAGCTCTTTGGCTGACCGTACGTGTAAAGTTCTGGCTTATGAGTTCTGTCGTTGTAGTCAAACATTGTTACGGCTGCGTACTTTACTCCGCTTGTGACTGGCTTTGAAGCATGAGCATAAATAAACGTGGATGGAAATAAAACGATGTCTCCATACTCTGGCTTGATTGTTAAATCCAAGTAAGGAAACCATAATTCCCCGCCCTCGTAATCATCGTTTAGGTACATCACTGAAGAAACCGTGCAATTGTATGAAAAACCATGGTCCGTATGAACAGCGAAGTGTTGACCGACACCGTATCTCACATAGTTGATAGCTTCCATAAATTCCATATTTATGTTGTATCTACTCTGGTAGTCGGTAAGGCATTTACGCAACCCAGTATTTGTGTCGTCGTAAATTGCTTTAATTTCTGAAAATTGAGGAGGACAATGTCTTAGATGGTCAACCCCAATTTTGCAGTCAACACAGTCTCTGTATTCAGGCATCTTTACGGAATCGCCTACAAGAGCATCCATCCACATGTACGGAGGTATGGTGCTATTTCCAATTGTTGATTCAAGACGTTCGACTAGATTGAGCTCTTTTGGGAGCGCATTCTTGTAAAGAATTATTCCGAACATTGGATTTCCGACGTATGTGTTGTTCATATAGTAATTCTATACATCTGGTCATTTGATAATGCGGACTGCATAAGGCTATGGTTTTGGTGTAAAAAATGCCTGCATCATATACCTTGTCCCAGACTCAACCGTACTTATTCCGTGAATCATCTCCTCGTCCCATACTTGATTAAAAAGAATAAGCGAATTAGGCAATGGCTTGTACTTTAATCCAAGGGCAGGGAATATGTTCTCCCCCCCTTCGTATTCGTCATTCAAGTAATAAACAGACGAGTAGTGGGTGAATGCTCCTGGCGTTCCCATAAAGACGCCATCACAGTGAAGATGCATGCTGCCACCAGTATTTATCTTTGTTATTGCATTTCCAAATTCGTAGATTACATCTTGACCCCAAACATCTTTTATTGCGTCTGCGGTCATGTTCATACATTTAGTAACAAGCCCATTTATGTACTCGCTAGATGGCCAAATAACAACAAATCCTAAAGCTTCTGTTGGCGGATACCCAATTTGTTCAACTTCTCCAGATTCAATTTTCCTCATTTCCTCATCCGACAAAATATAATTTTTTCTATAAACAACGCCGTCAAGCCTTGTGTGGTCGTAGTCTCTCCATCTCAAAGCATGATTTGTTGGAAAAGATTTGAATTCGGAGTCATTATCAATGGCAAATGCTTTAAGTGCAGCCCACTCATCTGTGGGTAAAAAATCTTTGTAAATCATTATGCTTGGTTTATTCATGTCACTCCAAAAAACTCTTGATTGTATAAAAAGCTGGTGTTGTAAATCTTTCTCCAGAGGTAACCATTTTTACGCCATGTAGATAATTTATGTCCCCTGGGTGCAAGACTGCCAACCCTGGTTCTGGTTTCACAACAATGTCATGCTGTGGGTAGTAAAGTTCTCCACCTTCAAAATCATCATTCCAGTAAAACAAAGAATTAATGTCATAGGTGGGAAATGGGTTTGGCGAGCCGTCGTTCATCTGTTTATCGGCATGTGGCTGTTGTTCAATACCCTTGAACCATCGAACTATGCATGGAGGTCTTTTTTGCAATGTGCATTTAAAAATATCCCCTGCGACTACGGCCATTTTGTCAAGGTAAGAATCAATAAGGTCATGAACTTCTTCGTTGATTTTCTGCAAAATCTCCCAAGTGCATTGCCTGTCATTCCAGTAAGCGGCACTATATGTGCACACTCCGTTTTCATCAAATATGTCTTCGTTGGAGCCGTTTGACCACTCGTTTATGGTTCTCGCAAATGAACTTATTTTTTCAACATCCTCATCCGCAATAAAGTTTTTAAATACGTGGATGTTTTCAGGACCAGAACCAAAGTGTCCTGGTGCAACTGGCCACGGCGATTGCTGATGCACGGATTCTTCCATGCCTCAATGCTACTTAAAGGCTGGCGGGAAAAACGGTGGGAAGAAAGGTGGGAAGAATGGCGGGAAAAACGGAGGAAAGAATGGTGGGAAATAGGGCGGGAAGAATGGAGGAAAAAACGGTGGGAAATACGGCGGGAAGAAAGGCGGGAAGAAAGGTGGGAAGTAAGGTGGAGCTACTGGTGTTACTGAGTTGGATGCTCCAGAAGTTGCTGAACCGTAAGCATTTGATGCTGTTACGGTAAACGTGTAGGCGGTTCCGTTGGTCAATCCAGATACCGTAATTGGTGAAGCACCAGTACCAGTTAAACCACCAGGGCTTGATGTAGCGGTAAACGTAGTTGTTCCAGTCCCAGCAGCGCCAGCGGTATATGCGACAGTTGCAGAAGCATTTCCTGCTGTTGCGGTTCCAATTGTAGGCGCGCCTGGAGGGGCACCTGGCGTAACGGAGTTTGACGCTGCAGTTGTATTACTTCCAATGTTATTAGCAGCGTTAACTGTGAATGTGTACGCAGTTCCGTTTGTCAATCCAGTCACTGTCACTGGGGATGTAATACCATTCCCATGGTCGGTCTGAGTTGATGTAATACCACCAGGACTTGAAGTTACGGTGTAGGTAATTGGATAACCTGAGCCAACATTTGAAGTTGCAGAAAACGATACGGATGCTTGACCATTTCCTGCTGTTGCCGTTGGGGCAACACCTGGTGCCGATGGGGCATACCCCCATTTAATCTGGTTTGAATTAGCGCTTGAATCCGATAAAACACCATTGCTTGATACTGCTTGAACAGAAAAAGTTTGGTCTGCGCCGTAGTAGGCATCAATATATGTATTCAATGTTGAACTTGCTTCAAACATGATGTTGTCAAAAAGTCCAACCCAACCGACCGAGTTACCAGTAGTCCCATTAAGGATAAGTATCCTTACAAATGCAGCTCCAACAGGAGCAACCCCGCTACAAGAAAGTCTCTTCCATCCTTCTGCAACTGTTGTAGAAGGAAACCCGCCAGCGGAGTTTATTTCTGAAATATAAGTTGATTGATTACTTTGGTAGAACTGTGCAGCAATATACATAGTACGCGTATTACCGCTTAAATTTTTTGCATAAGCTGAATAGTAGTAAGTCACTCCAGCGCTAACTGGAATCCATGCTGTTTGATAAGCATTTGGGTAATCTGTGGTTGCTGAGTTTGTCAGAGAAAGACAGGCAGTGTCAAAACCAAAAGCATAGTTGCTTGCATCGCGCGCAAGTGTTGGTCCGTTCTGTGTCCATCCGTGTGTATTTGTTCGTGCGCTAGGATTAACAACAAGGTTTTTTCTAGCACCAATTGTTATTGGAGAAGATGAGGAAGTTGACTTATCTTGCGTCGTTGTTGAAGTTGCAGTGTATGTAACTGTTCCTTTTCCGATATACGACGACGGAGTAAAAGGAACCGACGCGACTCCAGCAGACTGCGATGCAGTTCCAATTGTCGGGGTTGTTGGCTTTTTCCCGCCAGAATCTTTTGTTGCCATAAGTTACGCCGAAATGTCTCCAACCAATACCCATGTATCGGTTGCTCGTTTAATGAGCGTAGCATATGACCATTGTGCTCGCATCTTAAGTCCTGGGGTGGCGTTGATGGTTACACCACCAGTTGCCACAATTGTAGTTTGTCCTGCGCCAGTCTGAAGGATGTTGATTTGTGACCCAACAGGGAAAGCTACAGATGAGTTGAGCGGCACTGTCAAGTTATTTGCAGAGCCAACATTCATTTCCACTACTTTGTTTTTGTCTGCTAGCACAAGTGTGTATGAAGCAGTTTGAGCGTTTGTTGACACATCTGCTAATTTTCCTAGGTCAATTGCTGCAGTGGAACTGATGTCGGCATTCACGATAGTGCCGTCTGCAATCATGGTTGAAGTTACAGTTCCTGTATCGGCTGCAGTAATCGCTGTGCCTGAAATCTTTGTCTTATCAATAGCCGCTGAAGCGTTGATATCTGCATTAACAATCACGCCAGTGCCAATAGCCGTAACCCCTGACGAGCTGACAGTAACATCACCAGACAGTGCTGTTGCAGTGGCAACGTTTGAAGCATTACCCATTAAGACAGAACCAGCTGTAATGCTGGCTAATTTTGAATGTGTTATTGCAGCTGAAGCATTAATATCTGCGTCAACTATTACACCCGAACCGATAGCGGTTACGCCTGCTCCGGTTATCGTAACATCGCCAGAAATAGTAGTTGCCGTAACAACACCAGTTGTAGTTGTTCCAAGCAAAACCTGTCCAGCAGTAGCATTTGCCAATTTGCTATGTGCAATTGCTGCTGAAGCATTTACGTCTGCATCGACAATCACCCCTGACGCAATTGCTGTTACGCCAGTATCGGAGATTGTAATATCTCCAGTTTCAGAAACCCATGTTGGTACTCCTGAAGAGTTCGCAACAATAATTTGACCTGATGTACCAGATGCAAGTTTGCTGAGGGCGATAGCCGCCGAAGCATTGATGTCACCGTTGACAATCGTTCCATCGGCAATCATCGTTGAGGTCACGGTTCCAGTGTCACCAGCGGTAATTGCTGTGCCTGAAATCTTTGTCTTATCGATTGCCGCCGATGCGTTTATGTCAGCGTTGACTATTACACCAGAAGCTATAGCCGTAACTCCAGTATTGGAAATTGTTACGTCGCCAGTTACAGCAGTTGATGTTGCTACGTTTGATGCATTTCCAACAAGTATATTCCCGCTGGTCAGGGAGGCAAGTTTGCTGTAATCTATCGCTGCAGACGCATTTACGTCGGCGTTGACAATAACGCCAGAACCAATGGCTGTTACTCCACCACCGCTAATTGTCACATCACCAGAAACCGTTGTTGCAGTGATTACACCAGTTGTAGTAGTACCAAGCAGCACCTGACCGGCAGTGGCGTTTGCAAGTTTGCTATGAGCAATTGCTGCCGAAG